TGGAGTTAGTATTAGTGCGGAGATAGCTATATGGGATAAGGATGATAATTGTTATGACTTCGGTCATGATAAGGTTATAGGTTATTGTAGTGCTAATGAGGTAGCAGAGTGGATAGACAAAGCATCTAAATTTTAATCACTTATAAAATCAAATATCATGACTAGGAATTATAACAGGTCGGAGATATATAGTTTTTCAGATCTTCCGGATAGCTTGAAGACTTATGCTATTCGTGACTTTGATGTTACGGAGGAAGATACCTTCGTGATTCACTCTTTCAAGGGTTGGGATACCGCCCTACCTTTGAGTATGTTTATGCGGACCAATCGTAACTTTACCCATGGAATCTTTGCAGACTCCTATTTTAGTGGGTACTATGTTACTCTTAGCCGTGACAATTCAGAAGCGGTAATTGCATACAAGTATTTTTAAACCAAATAAAAACCAAAGGTTATGTTTGAAGACATTTCGAAAGGGGATACTTACCCTAAAACTTTAGTTATCCGCAATAGTGTAAACGGTTATATATGGCAGATTTACCATGTGGATAACATTTATCAAGCTTTTTATCTATCTAAGGGGGCTAAGGCTAATGCCTTTGAAGGTAGGACATTAGAAGACTATCAGCCTAATGAAGAAGAGACCTTCCCTAATTGGAGGATGGAGATGGCTAGGACTTTTGTAGAAATGCTACCCGACCATCTTGTACTTAATAAGAAGGCAGTAGATATCCCAGTGCCTAATGAAGAAGAGTATTATTAATCACTTATAAAATCAAATAAAAAACCAAAAAAAAGGTTATGAAAAAGAAAACCAGAGTTAACATCAGTCAGTTCTTATCTATGATTCCCTTAGAGGTAGCGTCAAACTTCATGATGGAGTTTGATAACTCCGGCAAGATTCTTAAGTCGTCCGGGATAAAAGAGTATTTCAGTGGGGATATTTGTTGTCCTCATGAGTTTGTTCTTAGGGCATTCTCCTGGGATGCTACTATCAAAGGGGTAGACTATTGGTATGATGTATGCCATAATTTGAATAACAAATATGGCGGTGGAGTTACCTTTTCAGAGTTCATTGAAATGCTTGAGCCTATCGAGAGGCATAGGTTAAACAATGCTATTGAGAAGCAGAGAGGGGAAGGACTATTAAATGAGATGTATTCTGATAATGTTTACAATATCGATCCTACCGAATGGCTTGAAGGAGTTATTGCTTGGGAAGATACAGATGAAGGGGGTAAGTATTGGGCTGATATATGTAATAGATTAGATAGGATAGAGAGTCTTAACGAACCTTCAATGTTAAATTAGTAAGTCATGGGTATAGCACTAATGATAATAGCCGTGTTGATTTGGGGTATGAATGAGAACCTCAAGACTATAAATAAATCAAATAGAAAGAAATGAAGGCATTGATTGCACTTTCCCTAGTGATAACCCCCATTGCTTCAGGTAGCGTGGGGGTTTCTTGTTTTAATCCGAGTCCTACACCTAAAGCAGCAGAAGATAGTATTGTAGTTACAATGACTACCTATACCGTATCTAGAAGTCAGACTGATTCTAATCCGTACGAGACTGCTTCAGGGTTTATTCTAAATAAAAAGAATCCTAAGAAGCATAAGGTTATTGCAATCAGCAGAGATCTCAAAGATACGTTTGCCTTTGGGGACAGTGTTTATATTCAAGCGGGTAAGTATTCAGGGACCTATGTTGTTCATGATGTGATGAACAAGCGTTTCAAAAAGAAGATAGACCTGCTGATTAATCCAAAGGACAAAGGAGATAAGATTGATAGTGTTACCATAAAGAAACTTTAAACGAACTGATGTTCACACATCGGTACATGGAATAAGGAGTTACCTCCCTGTATGTCTATACTGGGGAGCTTTTTTATATCATCTTTTTATTAACGATCAAAAAACATTTATTATGAATGTAGAACTGTCTTTAGAAGAGTTGCATCTTTTATCCAATCTTATTTGGGAAAAGAATAGCAGTATCATCAAGTCTTATAATGAGATGTCGATAGAAACTGCACCGCCTAGCGTACACAAATTGATAAGTATGCTGGACACTGTACATGACAAGATTACTAACGCAATGAACAAAACGTATGAAGAACTTTATCCCAAAATTTAAAATCAGCTATCAAAAAACTGGTAAGTTTGGAGAGATGTTTCCAATAAACAGCCCAGAAGATGCTGCCGACTATTGTAGAAAATGTTTTAATAAAAGCCTGATAGATTGGAGAGAAGAATTTATATTCATAGCTCTAAGCAAAGGACACAAAATTATAGGGTACTATCCTATCAGTTCTGGGGGCATTACCGGAACAGTAGCGGATGTAAGAATGATCCTGCAATTAGCATTGATGTCTAACGCAACATCTATAATCCTAAGTCACAACCACCCGTCAGGTACTTTAAAACCTTCAGAAGGAGATAAAGATATTACTGATAAAGTACGGGAGGCTTGTAAGTATCATGACTTCTCTTTGCTAGACCACATCATTGTCACAAGCGAAGGGTATTTTTCATTCAGCGAAAGAGGTTTATTATGAAACCATTGAACGACAAGCTTGTGCTATTTTCCCTAGCGGTTCTGATTTTTTCGAGCCTACTGTTTATTTCTGTTTCAATTTATATTGCCTTTTTTAACAATTAAAATCCAAAAGGTTATGCCTGAATCTATCCTTGACAAAGTTATCTACTACTCTCAAATCTCATTGTTTGCAGTTTTTATCTGCTGTTGTATTGGTGTTATAGTTATACAATCTTTCAAAGAAAAGAAACAATAATACAGTGTTTAGCATTTGGTTTATACGAAGGCTTTATTCTTATTGCCTTCTCTTTTTAATCTTATAAACATATGTTATGTCAAAAGAAATACTGAATCTAGAGTTTAATAATGCTTGTCTTGTTATCAAAGCAATCAATTGGAAAGGGTCGGTTAAAGCTGCTGCTGAAGTGTTAGGGGTATGTGATACCACTGTATATGAAATAATAAGAAGGAATCATATTGAGGTCCACAAAGGACAAGAGAATAGAATGTATGTGAATACAAAGAAAGAGATTGTATATAGAGACGATAGGGGTACGTCATTAAGAGAACTTCCCTTCTAAGATAAAAACGTCAGGTTATAAGACGGTATAAAACCACCACAGATATGATGCTAAAAATCATAAGAACCGACCGTGCTGTTCCGTACTATTCTCCGATAGAGAATGTACAAGACACTATCTCAGAGTTGTACAAGGATCCTACTAACTTTGGAGTGAAAGTAACAGTAGTTAACGAGGATGGTAACTCAGTTGAATTTGACACGTCAGAAAAGCTATCTAAGTCTGGCGTAAGAAAAAAGCTAGAAGATCTCCAGAACCTCTTGTGGTAATTCCAAACGCCCCTCGACAATAAAGTCGGGGGGTTTTATTTAAATCAAAAACGTATATTATGGGAACAGAGTTATTTGAAAAAGGTATCATGACAGCAAAAGACTACAGAGAACTTAATGACATTGAAAGAAAGATTCTAGTTCAAAAGTTTATTGACTTGATTCATTACGATTCAGAAAAGTTCAAGGCTGCTGTAAAGATTATTAACAAATGGGATAACAATAAAAAACAAAATAAAAATGACTAATAGTATTTTAGTAGTAGGGATTACATTACCCAGTGTAGTTTTATTATTTCTGATTGCAAAGTTTAAAAAGAAGTCTACCAATATGTTGGTAGCCTTTTACAGTGCTTGTGATGACATGAGAGATAGAATACACAAGGCTACATCATCAGCTGAGATAAAAGAAATCATGAACGATATGATAGACATAGAAGATACTTTTGTGCCTGAGATACCTGTTCCTGTAGCTGATAAGGAATTGAAATTGTTGCACAAATTATTAGAAAAGAAATCTAAAAAAATAAAGTAATATGGGACATGCAAAAGTAGGAGATACTATTAGAATATTAGATGACAATCACGGAAATTGGGTTAAGGTTGGCCAAGAGTATTATGTTGAATCTGTAGATGAGGGCAATGAAGACGAAAAAGTGTATAAATTACAGAATGTATATGAGTGTTGGTGTGGTGCACCTGAACACTTTAAGATAGTAAATAAGAGCCCTGCTAAGGTTCATCCTAAATACGATACGTTCCATATAGGTAACACTGTCCGTAGATGGAGAGATGTAGAAGAGTGGGAGTGGGATTGTATTGGAGAGGTTGATCTTCCTGATATAGGAGAGGATGTGGAGGTTAAAGATGTTGACATAAATAATCGTCATAAAGAAGATAGTTTCTATTCTGTAGAACATGGATTTTGGTACCCAATGAAAGCCTTTGTATTAGCAGAGTATTATCATCACACAATAACAACAAACCGGGGGACAGCGGAACTGAACACCGATTACAATGACGAAAGTAAAATCACCAGCAGCAGCGGCATTGAAGTACAAAGAGTTGCTCCTTCAATCGTCTCAAGAGAAAGAACTTCAAGAAGTGGAGTTCAGAGTAGAGGAAATGCAACAATCGTTAGAGGCAGATATTCTAGCCACAAAGCGATCACTGGCAAGTGAAAAGGCTTCATTGGTTAGGTACAAGTCTCAGTTTCCACTCAATGCACAGAATGTAGTTAACGTCCAAGTCAAGATCGAAAGTCTTGAAGATGGGTTGGCTAGACTGATTGCCTTGAAGGAAGAGTTGTTCTAGTCACAAAGAAGGGGGATGCTTAAAGGCTCCCCCTTTAACTTTAGAGTTATGGTGAAAGAAAAGTTTATCAAGTGTGTTAATTGTAAAAAACTATTCACTCAAACAATCTACAAGAAAAAGAAATCAAAACCAATCTGTCCACATTGTGGGACACTAAATCAAAATGTATGAAGACTTACAATTTTAACGGAAGTGAAGTCACAGTAAAGGTTATCACTTCAATATGTCCTAACAGGATTCAACTCAACGGCGCTGTAGATGGAGTGCCTTATGCAATAGCCACTGTTAATATTCCTGAGCTTACTAATGTAGAAGGTTATGTAGCTGTAAAAGATTATAGTGAGAATGAAGGTATGTTAAAGTTCCTTATTGACAATGACTTTGTAGAACCTCCAGTAACTCATGTAGAATCTGGTTATGTAAAGCTTCCAATTTGTAAAATCAAAATCTAATAATTTGTAAAGCATGGCAAAAAAAAAGAAACCCTACGTTAGGATTGATTGTTCTATGACTCCTATGGTAGAAACAAAACCCCCAAAAGAACTTAGACCTAAGTGTCTTAATTGTGATCAGACAATCATAATGAGAAAGAGTTGGTGGGGATGGAATACTCCACAAGAGGAACGTGAACGTAAGACTAAATACTTTTATGATGGAATATCCTACTTCTGTTGTAGAAGTTGTGCTATAGCTTTTGCACACAAGATGGCTATTAAAATATTAAAATTGGAACCATTAAATAAAATACAATGAGAAGAGTAACACTTGATGCAACTCAAGCTTTCTTACAAAGAAAGAACAAGAAGACCCACAACACAGTAGTGTCTGTGGACAAAAATGGTAATGCTTCTATGATTCTATTCGGTAACAGGATAGCAGTTCATACTCATGACGGTAGATTATTTATCACTACTGCCGGGTGGAATACTAGCACTACTAGAAACAGACTATCCGGTATAGGTAGTTTCAGAATAACTTCTAGAGGGGCACTATCTTTGAATGGTCAACCTTGGAACGGTAAATGGGTAGAGATAGTACAGGCTGATCCTATATCTATGCACTTCGAAAATGAGCCTCCTGTATGATGCAGTTGATCTACACTGCTATATTCATAGTAGGGTTTCTAGTAGTCCTTGGTCTTGTACTAAGATTACTAGGAGCCTTACTTAAAATATTTCTAGGACTGTTTATTATAATTGTTATAGTTTATTTAATTGTATCTTTAATATTTTAAATCATCAAACATGAATCCTCCAAAAGGTTATTACAGAGAGTTGTTAAAGAATCATTTTCCAGAAGTTAGAATTGCTTTTACCCATACTCCTATCTACGGATGTAGTAGAGTAAACCCAGAGAACGTACTTAAAGTATTAGATGCTTCTACTGATCCATACGCCAAGTTCTACTCTGAGGGTCTTAGGAATGGACAGCTAGTCACCATCGTAGAGAATGGTCAAGAGTATATCTACAAGAACAATGGAGAACTTTATTTCAGAAGCTAAAATTAAAATGTATGTTAACAGCTTATCAACGTCAGTTATTTAGTGATTTAGTTAGTTTGAATTGGGAAATTGATAATGGTGGATATAATCAGACGGTACAGAATGCACTGGTAGAACAGTATTGGAAGGTTAAAGAGGAACTGATGAGTGATATGGGCAGGGAAGAATATGATAGGTACATCAATGGAATGAGAGAAATGTTTGCCCCAGCAAAGTAGATTGTAATTTATTAAATTTTAAACCATGACTAAAGTATCTTACAAAGAAGCCAAACAAAAAAAGGCTGTGAGAGATTTCTTGTTCTCGCATTACAAAAAGTCTAAGATAATCGGATTAGCGGGTCCTGACATAAATGAGTATGTAGAGTGGTGTAAGTTAAATGGATTTGAGATAGAAGAGATATGGGAAGAAGACCCTACAGTAATGATGAAACAACTTACTGATATCAAAGGGGACACCATGTTCAAATATCGTTTTGGTAACATCAACGATACGATACCCGACAAAGATAAGACCGTGTATGATTTAGATTATTGCGGAGCGATACAAACCCTAAAATCTGCTGTCATTAAATTTAAGAGAAATGCAGTGATGACATTTTCATTAAGGGGCGTAGGTGTAGAAGAAACGATATCTGCTTTCTTTAAACACAGAAAAGAGAAAGTACTATCCCGCACAAATAAAACAAAACCTATTAAACATATTAGTATTCAAACTAATATCGGAAAGTATGTTGTAGCTCCCTATTTTGATACGACCCCTATGGTCTCAATTGCACAAATCTCCTAAACAAAAATCAAAATCTATGCCTAACAAAAAATTAAAACCAGGACGTAAACCTGGATCAAAGATTGTTTTCTATTCTAAAAAAGAAGACGACTTCATCAAGTCACTGATATCTAATGGTAAGTCTAACAAAGAGAACTCTGAGATAGCAGCAAAAAAATTGAAGAGGCCTGTACTATCTATTGCACAGAGGATTGTTAAATTCAAAAAAGAGATGGGGCTGGCTCGTCATACTATCAGAACTAGAGAGACTAAAGTAGAAGAGCTTCGTAGAGTAGTACTTCCCAAGAACATTGCGTTAGAGTTTGAAGCTTCCCGTGCTGTATTAAAAGAGAATCGCATTGTAATATACTTCAAGTAAAATCCCTTGTGGTTCCCAAAAAATCAAGTGTATTGTAAAAAATGTATAAAAAAACAGTTATGAAACATTTACTAATTGAGAACAAAGGTGAACTGGATATTTCATCTTTGATTTTGCTAGGGGCTTCTACTAAGAGAGATTCCAAGAACATGATTGGTTTCTTTGGATCTGGTAACAAATATGCTATCGCTACTCTTATCAAACACGGTATCAAGTTTGCAATCTATTCGGGAGAAGAGAAGATAGACATTGCGACTGAGGATGTAGACTTCAGAGGTGTGAACTTCAAGAAGATTATTATCGGTGGTAGAGAGACTTCATTGACTACTGATATGGGGCCTCAATGGCAACCATGGATGGCTATTCGTGAATGGGTTTCTAATAGTATAGATGAAGGTGGTTACAATCTTATCCAAGAAACTGAGAATGTTCAAGGTAGGGAAGGATATACCAGATTCTTTGTAGAACATCACCCCTTACTAGAAGACATCATGTCTAGATGGAACTCTTACTTTGCTTTTGATAGAGAGGATGCTTTCTATACTGAGAAGGGAGGCAAGATATATCCTCAGACAGATCCAGATAATAATGTTGTCCTGTACAGAAAAGGTATCAGATGTTGGTTTGACTTAGGTACTAAGTCCTTATTTGAATATGATTGTACAGATTTTGAAATCAATGAGAGCAGACTTATTGACAGTCTATTCAATGCAGAGTACAAGGTAGCCAAGATACTGAACAGATGTACTAGTGTTCATGTAGCCAGGACTATATTAGAAAAAGCTTTTGTTGACAGCACATGGGAGTCTAGACTTCCTTGGAGATGGGGAATTGGTGGTACACTTAGTACTACTTGGCGACAAGCTATTGACAATAGATGTATTATAATAGACAATGTGGCTGGGTATTTTATAGAGATTCAACAGTCCAAGCCTTTCTACATCGTCAGTGTAGAGATGGCAATGGCTATTAGAAATGCTTTCTCAGATGTCAAGATATATGGACTAGATGATTCTGGAGCTGCTATCGGATATAAAACAGTTACTCCAACTAGTAAGCAGCAGTTCATATTAGATGAGGCAACTAAATTCTGCGATGAGTGTCAGTATCAGATAGGGTATCCTATTCAAGTTGTAGAGTTTGAAGATAGGGAAGTACTTGGCAGGGCTCATCAAGGTACAATACTATTGTCTACTAGAATCTTTGACATGGGTAGGAAACAAGTTGTGGTTACTCTGATAGAAGAGAACGAGCATCTTAAGACTGGCTTCAAGGATTGTTCAAGGGCATTTCAAAATCATCTATTCAATCTATTCCTCACAGAGAAGGAAGAGAGGTTTGGATTCTTTTTATAATAAATAAACAATTAACAATGAAAGTATCATCTTGTTGTGGAGCCTCAGTTACTAATCCAATGATGTTAGATTATGGTATATGTCCTGATTGTAAGGACCATTGTGAGTTTGAAGATTATGATTCGGACGATGACGATGTATTTAATAACTTCAATCATGAAGGCGGTATAAAATTTACAATAACAGATAAAAAACCTTAACACATGGGAACTCCACTATTACACTCTAGGTCCTCAGTAAAGAAATACGGAGGAGAGATTAAAGATTACATTGCAATTCATCGATGGTTTGATTCAACCAAAGGACACATGCCGATATTCAAACATCGTGCTATCTTACACAACTCTTTCGGTATGTTGTTAGCAGAGCAGGTCTTTGGTGATTACATCACTAACTCAGATGGTAAGATGGTAGAGGTTAGGCAGATTGCTTACGATCATATCTTTGAAGACTGTGGGTTTGTGCCTACGGTAGAAGATTGGTTGAAAGGTTTACAAGTCCAACCTTGGATGATGAAAGCCGATGAGACTAGGAAAGTAAAAGCATCTCTCGATTTATCAGAAATAAAAGAAACAACAAATGAAAAATCTTAAAGAAGAATTAGATGCCATTGTTAAAGAAGGAAAAGAAATCAAAGTAACTTGGGATGGGGGTAATGATAGCGGTACCATTACTGTCTATATAGATGGTAGGGGTCTTGACTTTGGAGATGATCTAGAGTCTGATATATCTGATTTGATAGATGATGCTTTAGACTACGGCAGTTGGGCTGGAGACTTTAGTGCTCGTGGAGAAGTATTCTATGACTCAGAGAAAAGTGCCTTTGTAGGAGAAGGGGAAGAAATTACTAGTGAGTATGAATCTGCGGACTGTAATATAGAAGTAGAAGTACCTAAGGCTTTCAACTTCGACAGCATATCCATAGAAATATCTGGTGATTGGGAATACGATCCTGTTGGGGTTTTTTGTAGATTTAATATTAGCAATGGTCCTGTATTTGAGGAACATATAGGTTTACAAAATAAAATACAAGAGACTCTAGAAAAGGATATAACAGATGTGATAAGTAAGTTGAATTGTACTGTTGGTAGTGTGTATAATGATTGGGTTATAAACAGAGATGATATGGACGAGGTTGGAGAAAACTTAGTATTTGTTATAGAATCTATAAGCTATGAAGATAGGGTATCCAACTGTAAGGAGCATGAAATATCTGTAGTAGATAGCCACACATATTAAAAAAACAAAACACAAAAGCATGACTAGAAAAGAATTGATAGATGCCATAGTAAAAAAGTATGGCACTACCGACATTAAAATCACATGGGAAGGTGGTAACGATGAGGGTTGTTATGACCTTTTCATAAAAGGAGAATCTATTGATTGTTACAGGGACAGAGCGGCCATAGAGTCCAAATTAATTGATCAAATGGCAGAGGACATAGGATATTACTCATTTGCAGGAGACTTCTCTTGTAGCGGAGAAGCGAGTTTGAATGCTGATGCTACTGCTTTTGTAGGTAGTGATTCTTGTACAGATAGTCAAGACTTCAAGTATTCATTTGATACTCCTCTAAAAATAAAGATACCTAAAGACTTTTGGTTTGACTCTATCATGATTCATCTTCATGGGTATGGAGAAGATGTCGCAGCAGATGTGAGACTTATAATAAGTAACGGACCCGTATCTGAAGATCATATACAGTTTGAGAAAGCTACCTCAAAATATCTTATAGGAGAAATAGAAAAAGCATTAGATGATCCAGAGATATGTAGCGAATACTGTGAGATAAATAACGTCTACATGGAACTACATCAAAGTGCTTCAGAGTTGACTAGAGACAGTGAAGGAAACTATGAGGTACTCATAGAAGACTTTCATTACTCTAAATACATGGACGAAGATAAAGAGATACACATTTCAATTTCATAATCACAAAACAAAAAAACAAAACAATGAAACAGTTCGATTTCAGAAAAGCAAACTACACAGTTTCAGGAGTCGCTGGCATGTCTTTGGACGAGGCTATGCGACTTTGGAAAACCAAGTTCCCAACCTATGAACACTTCAGAAGGGCAGTGATCAAGTCGGATGCCTTGTTGGAGTTCGGATCTTTTGTAAAAGATATGTGGGATGACATCAATCCTATTACAGTACAAGAAGCATTCGGACAGAAGAATGCAGAGATGAGAAGAATCTTCTTTGACTGTATTGGTGTGGTTGAGTTATTCAAAGCAGCTAATCCAAAGCTGTTGGATAAGCAAGTACTTAAGAAACATCGTAAGCGTTGGGATGACAAGAATGACATCTATGACTATGAGTTCGAAGATGTGTACGAGTTGTACTCAGTTGATCCCAATGAACTTTACAAAGGTACAGAGACTGACAACTCTAGGTGGAGAGCTAGGTCTAAGTACATTGCAGTACGTTGCTGGTGTACCACAACCAATCGTGAGTATTGGATCTATGTTCCAGAAACAGCAGCTTTGAAAGATGGCATAAGAGAATGGGCTGATGAGGTAGAAAAGAAGTATGATGCAATCAAAGCTATTGCATGGACTATCAGACTAGACATCGACAAGCCTGAGAGAATCTATCGTCAAGGTGATATCATCATTGCTAAGGAGGGACCTAACTCTAAGAAAGTGAATCAATACCACCTAACTAAAGATCAGTACCTCAGCTTAATGTATTCTGAAACCTAATCAAATGGCACAAAGAAAAAAGAAACCTACTCACTACTACTTATTAAAGACTTTTGACTATCACTCCAAAGAGTGGTATTCATATATACCAGAGAAGGTACTACTTGTTTTTAGTAGTAAAGACATAGAAAAGATAAAGTATCTAACTGAGTATTGTATGGATGAGATGGGTCTATATAATAGAAATGATGAAGGACACCACATAACTATAAACTATCCTATAGAGCCTGAGGAAATATACTTCGCAGATCCAGAAGAGACTATGGAAGATGAAAGTTGTCTGTTTAGTCCGGTAGGATCTAAGATAATCATTCATCCAGGATACTTATATTATAAGGTAAGTGATGATTCAGAGTCATCTTTCTTTGTAGAAACTGAGATATCTCTTAAAGATCTTAAGCCTGTAGAAGAGTGGGTATTTGAATTTAAACAAGAAGAAAACTATTTGGAAAATTAAAAATTAATTATTAACTTCGTTCTTAACAATCAAAAACAAAACAAAATGTCAAACAAGAAAGCATCTAACAAAGCAAAGAAAACAGCAAAGCGTCTCTGTCTCGGTGAAGGTGAACACGTATCAGCAGTAACTGGACAGATGATCAAACACATCCTTGATTCTAAATCAGAGATCGAGTATGATGTAACAGCTGACAGCATCACCTTCATGCTCAAAGATATGGGGGTTCTTACCCACGATGAACATGATAGGATGGTGTTTGAGAAAGGAACCTACCACTCTTACAATCAGGTAGAGTTCAATCCTCTTGACCAAACTATCTCAAGAGTGTTTGATTAGTTTTGGTTGATTGTTGTTTGTAACTAGGGGCAGGAGAAATCTTGCCCCTTTTTTATACAGCTTGAAAATCCCCTGTCGTTCTTAAAAAATCAAAGTATATACAAAATGGAAGTAGTAAGTACAAAACGTATAGAAAATTACGAGATAGAAATTATTCAAGACGAAGATCCAGAATCTCCAAGGGAGTGGGACAACCTAGGTACTATGGTATGTCAACACCGTAAGTATAACCTAGGAGATAAACACGACTACGATTTTAGTGATTGTCTTACTTGGTTAGATGTCCAAAAAGAATTAGGATATCCTCCTATCATACTCAAGCTTTATCTGTATGATCATAGTGGTATTACTATGTCTACCAAACCTTTTGGTGACAGGTGGGACAGTATGCAAGTAGGATTTATATTTGCCACTAAAGAAGATTTGATTAAGGAGTACGGTAAAGTAGATGAAGAGATCATTAAGAAGGCTCAGTCAGTATTAGAAGGAGAGGTAGAGACCTATGATCAATATCTTAGAGGAGATGTTTATGGGTTTAAGATATATGAAATATCTACATCCGATAACGGAGATGAACATAGAGAAGAAGTGGAAGCTTCTTGGGGATACTATGGAGAAGATAATTGTATGGAAGAGGCTGTGGGTGTTGTTCACTGTATGATAAATTGTTAAAGCTATAATAAAAAATATATAACATGTCAACTAAATCAAACATATCCCACCTTGATGATTACGATCTCTTGATTTGGATATTCGAACAAGAGCTCCCTTGGAGAGAGGAAGTCTTTAAATTAGCGAACGCTAATAGCCTAAGTCTCATGGGCTTAGTAAAATTTGTCAGAAACAATTATCAAACAATTAAACAATTAGAAAATGAAAAAGCAAGAACTTATCGAAAAGCTTAAAGCAGCAGGAACACTATCATCAAGTGCTTTTATTCCCGTATCAGATGTAATCAAGATGGTTGAAGATCTTGAAACAGAAGCATCGGAACTAGGTGCAGATGTCATAGGTAATATTGCACAGGAGATAGAAGATCAACTTGACCGCAAGGGGATTGATGTCATTAGTAATTATGACATAGACACAGACGTTAACGGAAACACTATAGAAGTTTCTATATCAAATGTAGATTTTGATAGCTATGAAATAGAGTCTATCGTAGAATACGCTATAGAAAAGTACGTAACAAAGAAACAAGAAGAAAACAATCAATAACTATGGGACAATACTATAAAGCAGTATCTTTAGATGCTAAACAATTCGTATCACCATTCGGTGCAAAGTTAATGGAACATTCTTGGGTAGGACATACTTACATGAAGCGAGTAGAAAATCTACTATCTCCAGGAAACCCATGGCATAAGACTCAACTTGTGTGGGCTGGAGACTATGGAGATAAGTTATTATTTACAGATGATCCAGATCGTAACTTGTATGACGTAGCCTTAGATGAATTTACAAATGTATCAGAAGGTGTTATGGATGGACCAGAGATTAGGTACATTGTAAATCATTCTAAGAATGTGTACATTGATATGGAAGAGGTTCCTGGTCTTCCTGAATTAAATGGAGAGGGCGACTGGAGGATACATCCGTTATCCATTCTGACATCCTCAGGCAATGGAAGAGGTGGTGGAGACTACAGAGATGATGATGATACTAATGTAGGATCTTGGGCAGGCGATATAATATCCACAGAGTTCTTAGAGCCTGAAGGTATGGAGAAGTATACAGAATTTTTCATTGAGGACTAAATAAATGAATATGATAGTTGATATTACGGAAGATTATATTGACATCTCCACAAGTGATGGGACTCCTGTAGTAAGCTGGTCTAAAGAAGAATGGGTCGAAGATCCATCTTTTGTTGTACCAGCCATAGCAAATGCTATTCTACTGGCAACTACAGACCCTAATAGTTTAATAAAGTTACTTTCTTTTAAAAAATAAAACATGACACAACTGCATAAAACCTTAATGGGTAGAAAACAGGATTTAAAATATCAGAAGAATTAAAAAAGAAATCTAATTGGGGAAAATTTTAAATTAATCACAATGAGTACATTTACAATTGACTTTTTTGAATTAGCGTTCTTAGCTGAAGCATGTATACCGCCACGTCCAATTGCTAGAACTATGTTCTGGCAGAGCCTAACTGATAAATACTGGTATTTAATGACTGAAGGAGAACGTATCCACATATTTGAATGGATGCAGAAGAGTTGGGTGTATGAAGAGAGTTTAGCCAAAGAAGAAGATACCCAAGTATTCCATGCTCGGTTCGATCCATATAATCAATACATGGTTAAAACCAATTATGAAGGTAAGGTAGAGGAACATAGAGCATTCAAAATGGGAGATAGATATTATACAAAACGTAATACATGGGTAACAAATGATTATATTTTATCAGTTGAGCAGTTTACACCTAAAAAATAAGTTATGAAAACATTTGGATTGTTTATATTAGTACAGTTTTTTTGTATGGCCATAATAACCCTCACTCTTAAAGACGCAAAAACAGAAGACATTCTTAAGTACATATTTGCCTATCAGATTTCTTACGTTATGTACAAACTAATTAAAGAGGAGGATAAGTCATGACAAGAAAAGCAAGAGCAGCGCTATACACCTTCATATTTGTAACCATCATTACAGCCATGCTATCTCTAGCATTCTACTATCCACAGATATCAATAAGAATACTGCTGGGCGTTTGTATGGTGACTATGGTGTATTGTATTTACATGATTATTTACACTAATTTAAAAGATTGACAACATGGATGAAGAATATGTACCGTACAAACAGGCATTAGAACTTGAACAACTTGGGTTTGATGAATACTGCATGGAGGCTTGCTACTATGAATGGAAAAACAAAGGAGTGACTCACATACTATTACACACCCCTGATAGTTACGACTCACATGATGGAGTAAAAGCACCAACATTTTCACAAGCATTTAGATGGTTTAGGGAGAAGCACAAAATAATATCTGTAATTGATTTTCACTGTGATGGAGATGACTGGGAAGATGTTGTACATGAAGTCAGAATTTCAGAATTTGAACACTTCAAAACTCACGATTCCTTTGTTGAGTCCGAGTACAAGACCTACGAAGAAGCAGAACTTGCTTGTCTGAAACAATTAATTGAAATCGTTAAAAACAAATAAACTATGCAAAATGACAAACTAGTAGTAGGACATGACCCCAAGACAGGGTTCTACACATTCAAGACTGGATATAATAATTCCATGGAGATAAACGGAAAACCTGTAATAGACCCCCTTCTTGGGTTCAAGAGTGGTGAACTGATTGTAACTAAAGAGAAACCAATTACGGCAACGCATAAGACTTCTAGTAGAGTGACTGTTGGGTACACTAAAGAGAATGGTGAGAGTGTATCTGTTATAGACTATAATATAGAGTTGAATAAGATTAATCAAACTAGAAAATGGGATGAGGATTCGTTATGCTTTGAATATAACACTATAGAAGACGAGGTTAGGGCGGTTATATTTGCCAAGTCTTATTCTGCAGTGTATGAAACGCAAGAGACTGTTTACAATCTAGAAATAGAGTTTGTCACCTACCCAGTCAGTGAATACAAATGTATCGTTCCAATGCAAGCGTTCAACGCTAGTGATATATCTGAAACAAAGTGTAAGCTTGTAATGAGCAAGCCTACTCTTCTACATGAGGCTTGTAGTGAGTTCGGTATAGACAAATCAAGAATAGACATCCCAAATCATAATGGCTTAACTTATGCCAAGATTGACGACAAGTATATATATGGAATAGAAATGTTTGAGAAGAGCAACTTTTCATTCATTGGCACATACGAAGAATGCATTGAGAGGATGAATGGAATCAAGAAGCGTCTTTCTGATATCTTATCTATCCATCTTGCAAAACAATCTCAGAAGGTGTTAGACAAAGGGACGTTAGGTTATTTGATGAATGAGCTTGTAGGGTTAGAGAGGAACATATCCTCACTAGATGTAAAGAAGTCTGATTACAATTCTTGGAGAGCGATAAAAACATCACTATCATCACTAATAGAAACGTATAAAAAATTAAGATAACATGAAAAGACTATTAGTAATATTAACTCTCGCAAGCTGTGAAACCCAAGACCCAAACGCTGTTCATTCACAACAACTAGGTAATAGAATAATTAACACCTATGTTATTGATGGTTGTGAATACATCGGAGAACTCGGAGGAGACAATAGAAACGATGTTTTAGCCCATAAGGGTAACTGCAAAAACCAAATACATGACACACAAACTAATTAAAAACAAATAACATGGCACAATGTAAATGTTGCGAAAGAGAAATGGAATTAAGATTTGGATTCTGTTTTGACTGCGCGGATGGTGAATCCGTAATTTTTGAAGGGGTAAATATGTGGGATAAAGAAATCCCAAAAGAAGAAGGACTATCTACATCGATGTCCAAGTTAAAATACATACTTAAAAAATTCAAGGTAATTGAAAACAAATAAACTATGGAACAAGAAAAACCTGTATTAGTTGTCAATAGATCTTCATTCTTACACTGGTACTTTGATGAAGACATTATAGAGAACTTCTTCCATCACCACCGTGTCCTAGATCAGTTAGAAGAAGATGGAGTATTTAGTATAACTGCAGAAGCTTTGTTAGACGGAGTAGGATATCTGCCTGATCACGTTGTAGAAGACGGCCAAGAAATATTCTACGATGATCTGGAAGAGGTAGATATGGGAGCGTATAGTAAAATAGTATTCAGCAGTTAAAAATTTAAAACAGATAAACATGTCAGCAGAACAATTTGAAAAAATTCTAAATGTTATATGCAAAGCTTATAACATAACAAAAGAAGAACTATTGTCGAAGAATAGATCTGGTATGGTATCCCTGGCTAGGCATACTCTTTACAGATCTCTCACTCACATGGGGCTAAATTTACCGGAGACAGGAAGAGCTACTGGTAGGGATCATGCTACGGTTAGACATGGGATTAAAGTGTACAAGAACATGTATGAGACCGATGAAATATTTAGATTGAAGTCCCAATCAATAAGAGAAAAAATAAAACAAATAGCACATGAAGACTGACAAAATTACACTACTAAAGTTCGGAAAGGGTAACGCTAAATTATCCAAGAACATCTACACCTTCTCTTTACCGGCAGGGCATAGCTGCCCTTTTGCATTTGAGTGTAAGGCTTCCGCGGATCGATCTACAGGAAAGATCAAGGACGGCAAGGACCAAGTATTCAGATGCTTCGCTGCTTCTCAAGAAGCATTGTACACTAACACTAGGAATGCTAGGTGGCACAACTATGACCTACTGAAGAAACTTAAGACAGCTAGTAAAATGACTGATCTTATTGTAGATAGCCTACCACCTAAAGCAGACACAGTAAGGGTACACGTATCAGGGGACTTCTTCTCACAGGTATACTTCGATGCTTGGATGGCTGTAGCTAGGTTGTACCCCAAGAAAAAATTCTATGCTTACACCAAGAGTATTCCGTATTGGCTAGAGAGGAGGGAGACTATTCCTGAAAACTTTAACCTTACTAGTTCTAAGGGAGGTAGATCAGATGATTTGATTGAGCTCAACAAGCTTAAATACGCTGAGGTTGTCTTCACTGAGGATCAAGCTATAGAACTTAATCTGGAGTTAGATCACGATGACAGCCATGCCTATGATGGTAAGGAGAGCTTCGGCTTATTGATTCATGGTTCTCAGAAGAAGGGCAGCAAAGCATCTGTAGCTCTAAGCAATCTTAAAAAGAAAGGTATTAAAGGTTATTCTAAAAAAAGTAAATAGTTATGGTACAAGATCTTTATTTTAAATACGACAGCACAGCTCGTATTAAGTTTAAGAAAAAGAATGTCTACGAGAACGACATGATGCCAGGCATCTACAGGATCAAAACAGAGAAGTTAGACTTCATGATCCCTAGTAAACTGGTTATCATGGAAGAAGATAACGTGTTCATTCCCAACACTTTCTACCAGAGAGTTCTAGAGAAACTATACTTTCAAAGAGCAGGGATGTAAATTAAAAGAAATGAAAAGACTATACAAAGTCAGGTTCAATCTAGGTAAAGGAAAGAACTACATGAAGTGGAAGGTAGAGGGTCCGGAAGGGGTGAGTTACTATGACCCAGATGAGATTCAAATTGTAATGTATGAATGCCAGTTAAAGAATCAACAGAAGACCGCATTGAAGATATTGGCAGGAGCGCATAAAACAGTTTGTGCTTGGGTTAAATGTACAGCAGTAGAGATACAGGAACCCAATACTGTATCTTGGGATAATTTCATTCACCTTAATTATAACCCTAGAGTATTTCCTTATTGGTTTATTAACAGTGGGGAGAATATAGATGGGATGGTTTTGGAACAAATTGTTTCAGTAGGAAAAAAATTAATTGGGATTTCAAAATAAATAAAAACAAAAGTTATGAGTAACATGTCTTATTGTAGATTTGAAAACACGCTTAGGGACCTTAGAGATTGTTTTGATAATATAGATAGTGATGACCTGAGTGAATCTGAATTTTACGCACGTAAACAAATGATTGAATTGTGTTGGAGTATTTACAGTGAATATAGTTATTTGGCTGATGAGGAATTTGAAAGCGAAGAAGAATAATAAAAGTTCTATTTTTACATTAATTAAAAAAACAAAAGTTATGAAAGACATTAAGTATCCAATTGGGTTCGTCATTTTTAAACTAGACGAAGACAGAGAACAGTACACCGTTACAGGCAGTATAGCTAAAGACTATAGATTCAGAGACTTTGAAAGTGCGTATGACCTCGAAGAATATATTCGGAAGCATATAGACTGCTCCGGTATAGACTTCGACTCAGAGTATTGTCAGTTCTACGCTTACACTACTACTGTAGATAGGGCAAAGAAGTTTGTTGAAGACATCACTGCTTGGGTAGTTAAAGTAAAAGAATTGGTAAGTTAGGAAAGAATTACAACCTTATGTTTTATTTGTGGTTAGTCATACCCCGCCGTGTTTCTACGTTGGCGGGTTTTTTTATTTAAAAAGAACTTACTATATTTGTAATAATTAAAACATGCAACATGGGCTATGAGTTTTATCTATTTTCCAGACTCTATCAGCATAATTATGAAAAGGAGCTTAGTGATATTCCTATAGATGAGGAGTTTCAAAGATGCTATGCTCTATACAACAAGTTTAAGAAATCTCCTCATAATGATATGAACAAAGGTCTATATGAATGTATAGAAAATTTTTTAACCGACTCTAGAGAAGTAATAATATCTTACAATTAAAATCAAACAAAATGAAAAAAGCAACAGCAATTATCGCAATCGTTTTACTGGCAGGATGTGGACTATTCAAAGGCAGCTCTGTAAAGAAAGCTCCTAAGTCAGAGTTTCAAGTCAACAATGACGTAGTGTTACACAAAGGAAAACCCTATGCAAAACTACAAGCAATGACTTGGTCTCTGGACAATGGAGAGCTTGTTAAGGAAATGAACTTCAAGTTATTAGATAAAGAGGACTTGTCTATTATAGGAGGCATGATAGACTTCTTATCAGATAGACACCAGGGAGATGAGATAGAAATTGAATTTGAAGTACCAGCTGGTAGCGGAGAATTTAAACTCTAGTATATGGTATTGAAAAGAACAGTCTACGCAGATGCATCAGGCAACGAGTGGGAGATAGAAAAAAATGCATTACCTAAAATAAGGGGTATGTATGTGTATTGGATAGCCGAATGTAAAAAACTATCAAAATGTTTTAAGTCAGATAAAAAGAAAGATCTTATATTTCAAATCAAAATCAACAACATCAACAACAAACAAACAAACAGTTATGGCACACAATCTGAATCTCAACAACGGTAAATGGTCTTTTGCAGCTCGTGGTGAAAAAGCTTGGCATGGTCTAGGTCAGTATGTATCAGAGGCAATGACATCTGAACAAGCAATTGAATTGGGAGGTCTCAACTATGGAGTAGAGAAACGTCCTTTGTTTGCACCAGCATGGGAAGGTACTTATGTAGAAGCTCCTGGGTTCTATGCAAATGTTAGGACCGACAACAATGAGATACTAGGAGTTGTAAAAGGTAGGTATCGTATTGTACAGAACAAGGATGCGTTTAGCTTCTTTGATTCTATCATTGACAAAGGAGAGGCTATCTTTGAGACAGCAGGCGCTTTGGGTAGAGGTGAAAGGATATTCGTTACTGCTAAGCTTCCTGATGATATGTTGGTTCGTGGTGAGAAGGTAGAGAAGTATATCATGCTTACCAACTCTCACGATGGTTCTACCACAATCATCGCAGGCTTCACTCCCATTCGTGTAGTATGTAACAACACCCTCACAGCAGCTCTTAAGAACCTCGATAACAAGGTCAGCATCTCCCACACTGCATCAGCTGAGAGCAGACTTAGAGAGGCTTCTAGGGTCATGGGAATAGCTTCTAAGTACATGGATGAAGTCAACATGGCATTTGAAAGTATGACAACCCGTAGGTTGACTGACCTGGAGTTGAAACATTACATTGAGACTGTAATGAAGTCAGCTACTAAAGAAGAAGAGTCCGACAAAGATGCATCTACTAGGATGAAGAACCTGGTAGATCAAGTCTACTCATTCACCATTACTCACCCTACTCAGACTACTGAAGCTGCTTATCGTACACTGTGGGGGGCTTATAATGGTATCTCTGGGTTCTACAACTTCCTCAAGGATTACAAGTCTGCTGATCAGAAGATGAGGGATATGAACTACGGATATGCTAATGACAAGATATCTAAAGCGTTTGATCTGGCTGCTAGAATGATCTAATATGAAAGGTACTATTATACAAAAAGAAAACGGATGGTTTGTCGACACTCTTGTGATAACTGACAGGCCTCCGTTTTTTTATACCTACGGTGTAAAGATAGAACTATCAAGTAGTAATAAACCTTTCTTAAAAGAAGGTGCGTTTGTTGAGTATTACGTGGACATATTTTGTACTCCACTAACAACAACTCCCTACGCATATATTACGAAAGAGCTATTTATATGAAGTGAAAGGTACCATAAGTAAGGCAAGCAATGGCTGGGTGGTTACTAGTAAAGACGATTGGTATTGGTCTTCTGCAGGTTATAGAAAGAGAAAGAAGGCTATACCAATACACCCTGACTACGTTGGATATTTTTTATCTGACGGGATGGAGGTGGAGTTCGATACTTTTATATCTGATGGGGAAGACTACGCAAGGATAGAGTTACCAGAAGATTTTATAATAGAGGAAGAAGAAGTAGAGGAACAAAAGGTTATGGAAGAATTTATAGAAATAAAACCTGAAATTAAAATAGAGGAAGAAAAGGTTATTATAAATAAAACTAATTTCATATCACCTAAAATAGAAAAAGTGGAAACAAAGAACAGCTTCTTTACTAAAAGTAGAATCATAAGGATAACTATTATCTGTGCGTTATTAACTCAGATAAACCATGCGTCTAGTTTATTTTATTTACTTAGCGATCAATCAACACTTTCTTTTTTGATGAGTTGGATATTTGCTATATCTTTGGAATCTAGCATTTATATATTTACCATGTTTGGTAAAAGGAATACTGCTATATTTTTTGGATTAGTATCATGGTCTGTTAACATTCTACACTACTGGTTTGAGATAGGGCTTACGCAGAAGTTTGTGGCTATGAATATAATAAGTCCAATAATACCAATAACTATTTATTTCTATTCAGAGTTAATTAAAGAAGAAAGAATTAATCAAGAAGCACAAGAAGATTCAATTACAGAATAATAAAAATTAAAAGTTATGTACAAAACATTTAATGACTTAGAGTTTATAGAATTAAATGATCCTTTTTACAACGGAGTTCAGTGTAGGATCCAATTTGATAATGGATACGGAGCTAGTATAGTTAGACACAATTTCAGTTATGGAGGCAGAGAAGGTCTGTACGAGCTGGCTGTTTTAGGAGAAGGTGGAAAGCTTCACTACGACAACTCAGTAGCAAATGGAGACGTTAGAGGGTATCTAAATGAGACTGAGGTTACAGAGCTATTGAAACAAATACAAGATTTCCCTTCTAATGATGAAGGCCCCGTACATGATTCAGCAGGTTTTACAGAGAGTGACAGATGAATAAAAGAAAGTTCAGCCCAACCTTATACGATCAGTATAAGAAACAGGGCGAGTGTTGTTATTATTGCAAAGTAAAAGTCCCCTTTGAAGACATCACTAGAGATCATTTCCTTCCAATATCGGAGGGAAATACTCTGGTGAATAATAAGATATTCGCTTGTAGAAAATGTAACAGTCTTAAAGGACACAAATCTATAGACGAGTTCCAAAAGTTTCTACTAGATAAGCTATGTGCTATATTAAGAAAAGTAGTAGAAAATGACTGGAAGATTTCAAAGGAAGATGTAGCTTTGTTTAAGTGGTACACTAGAGTACTAGTTACTACCGGAGAGATAATAGATAACGACTACAAACCCCTATATATATTTACCTAAATCCAAGCACATGAATATCTTAGACTTTGACCCATCAGAACATGAAAAGAATTTAGATGAAGTTTTTTCTGTAGGCAGTGAAAAAATGAAATCAGAATTTCAAGAACATATAGAGTCTTCTTACAAATCTCTTTTGTTTTTAGGAAAAAATATTGTACATAGTAGAGATCCAAATTTATTAGAATGTGCTATCTATAATATTAGACTTTTGTTTGTGTACTACAAAAGAAATGAAAACTATGAAAGATTAGCTGAGCTAAAATCCCTAGCAGATATTCTAGAATCTAAGAGGTATTCTATAGTAGATGCTAGTATTGTAGATGAGATAGTTGTAAACCTAAACTAATGGAAGATTATCCAATATTAAATGATGAATTTAAAAGTGATCAATTTGAAGTATCTATCAATGAACTATTATTTTCCAGATCTTACAGGCCCTCAGTAAATGCTGTATCTAAGTTGTTAGATGATAATGGGTACTTTGGCAGATACAAAATAGATACATTCAGCATTAATAAGCACGGAACAGATGTTCTAATAAGAGTGCATCTGTATTTGTATGACAGTACATTTACTTACACATGGCCTTACAACACATTCTTCAATATAGATAAGAAAATGTATGGACACAATAGAAGAGTTCCTAGAGGAGTTTTAAATAACTTGTCTCTGCTTGAGTATGTCTTCTTAATGCTGTCTTCAATTTTCAGATCAGGTGGTAAACCTATTCCAAAAAATAGTACGATGTTTGATTGCTACTGCTATCTTTGTTTTTTAGAAATATCTAACAAAAAGATTCCTGTAAATAATTGGCCTTCTGTAATTTGTGATATACATAAGAACTACGCTCAAAGACCTTATTTGGAAAAGGTATTACCCTTTCTGTGTAAAGTAGGTTTGATATCTAACGGAAGGTTTAAAATTATATCAGATACTGAAGCTATTGAAGTTTGTACCAATTTATTTGATATAAATTATTGGCATAACGCTTAAGAAAGATTCTGGTTTATTCCTATTATGAAATAATCTATATCAGGGTTTATTATAGACATTATATTTTGTAGTTGGTGTATGTATAACACAGATGTGTTACTGAAATTCCATAATGATTTATTATCGTATTCTATTCCTGTGGCATTGTAATGTCTACCTAGTATGATTGTGGACATTGAATATTTCACATGATAAGGATTACGTTTTTCTTCTAGCAAAGAGAATCCCATTTGAACAAGTAAGTTTACTTTAATTGGAATGGGGAAGATATCATGCCACTCTAATGTAGCCTGGTTGTCTTCCCCATAATCCACTATTACTTTTTTATGATCCAGTCCCACAATCTTCACTACTCTATGTCCCCAATCTTTTACATAGTTGTCAAGCTGATATCTCTTATTAGACATGTCCATAAAATCCCTAGTAAATCCTAAAAAATCAAAGTCTATTGAAAAAATCTATGTAAAAACATTACTGCGGTTTTTTACTTTATGAGTCAAAAAGTAGTGTATGTTTTTAAAATATTTTTCCACCCCTATCATTATCTTCATAATCAAGAGTATCGTCTGCCCATATAGGAGTTTTCTCACCCACATAAGATCCTTCTACATTGTAATAAAAATGTTCCAGGGCATCCTCCTCTTCCATACCTTCTTTCATCAATATTTCGATACACTTCTTTATTGAATATATAAGCCTTTCAGATGACTGATGATATCCTATTATAGCATCATCAAATCCATCTGCTATAAGAAACTCTGTTTCTGGGTATGCCTCTATCAATGCTTGTAGCAGGTTCATAGTCTATATAATTTAATCACAGAATATAGGAGCTTTGATCGTCATGCCCCATTTAGAATCTAACAATTGAAAAGATTGCATAGGAGGTTCGTATGAACACCCTATACTCATAGCATATGGATCATACCCCACAATAGACCCATTAACAGTTGTTCTAACTGTTGGGTAGCTCAAGTTATGGTAATGGTGTACAAAATTGTAAAACGCTTTCTTAATCTGGTCCATCCTCATTACGTACTTATTAAGAGGAACAGTAAGACCTCCCACACCCCCTTGAAACTTTATTTGATGTCCATGTACTATTCTGATCATCTTATCGTACACATCGACCTCAGCAACCTCTGAATCAGGGATAGTCCATTCAATCTTCTCTTTGGCAAAATCGTCTTTTAAAATGCTATACAAGATAGTCTCATAATTCATTCTGTAGTCTACTGATGCCACCATTCTGTGAGTTATCCTAGAGTGGTTACCTCTTGTACAAGCTATGGCTATCTTTTTAAAGTTCCCATACTCGCAAACAGTCTTTATGTATTTGTGCAACACATCTCTAGAAAAGAGTGTCTCTTCCATAGGAGACATACTAGTTGTCATTTCACTATGGTTATGGAGTTGACTGTTCTCCAAGAAATCTCCTCCCAAAATCAAGACAAGGTTATCTATCTTCACATCCTCCCTTTCCTTCTTTATCAGCTTAATTGTGTTCTCTGCACACTTCTGCATTCTCTTTTTAGCAATATCTGGATTATAGTTATTTAACCCATTAACTGTTGAAGGCACAACTATTTTTCCAAAGTGTCCATCGCTAATCTGCACTATGGCAGTAGCTTCGTTAGAAGATTTCTTATTTGATTCTATCTTAGGAATACTACCATTTACCTGCGATGTTTTTAGATTCAAAGCAATATCGTAAGCGTCAGACAGTTTTTGATAATCCTGTAAGGTTTTCTCTAATTGCCTCTTTAAACTTTTTATCTCAGCCTGCTCTCTCCTCATTAATACTAGCTCATCTATTTCAAAAGGAGTAGCTACTTCCTCTACACTTTCTACAGGAGGAGCTTTAACTACAGATGCCCTAAGTCTTTTAGCTATAGATCTGACGGCCTCACTGGTAGTTCCAAACTCTTTAGCTGTAAGTTCATAATCACATCGAAGTCTTTCTGGATTACTAAATAAAAAACTTCTTATTTGGTCGTTTCTTTTTTTACTCATTTGTCAGTAGGTGTTTGATATTCGTGTTCTATAAGCAAATCGATATAGTGCTTAGCCTTCTTTAAATCTTCTATTCCATTTTTCTGTTTGTGCCTAATAACGTATTTTATAATGTTACCCTCTATAAAAGGAATATCATTTTTAAGAATAAATTCTACTGGTTGGATTACAAAACTTTTATAATGAGAACCTCCTTCTTGTCTATCGATAGCTTTCATATTGTTGTTTGTAGATTGTAAAATAGCCGGAAGGATTGTCCTCCCGGCTTTTGTATTAGATGTACTCGTTAACTACATAAGTAACAGTACGTGGATTTTTAGGATTACGAACAGATTGAATATCCCAACCTTGTTCACGGAGATTAGTAATCCTGGCACGAAGATTCTTAGTTCCGAACATCTTCTCTGCTTGCTTAGCTGTGATACGTCCGTTTTTACGGAGGTAGTTAAACAGCTTTTGTTGTTGGCTTTTCGTTGTTTTTGTTGCCATAACTCTTGGATTTAAGTGTGAAAAAATAGTTATCTTCCAAATCCTATCTGGTTTCTTTCTTGTTGAACTACAAACTCTTGATCATCAGAATTATATATTTCAGACAGTGTCATGGGTTTTGTAGCTATTGCTTCCTTTCCCATACTTTTAAATAAGTTATTTGAATCTTCCACACTAAGGGCATCAAACTTCCACTCCGCTATCAGCCTTCCCTTTCTCAATAAGGCTTTATCTATCCTATCTCTTGAAGTATTAAAGGTAGCTATGATTTGAATGGACAAACAATCACTAAGTATTCCATCTGTCAAATTAAGTAAATTTGCTACGCTCTGTCTGCTACTTCCATCTCCCTCTCTATCTAAAACTACTTTCTCTGCATCCTCTATCACTAGTATAGAGTTTGTGTGCTCTATTAGAAATGTTATGAAATCAGGACCCGCTATGCTCTCCGCCATAAATGGAGGTAAGAAGATAACTTCTTTGTTCAGCTTGCCACAAAGATATCTTATATAGTTAGTTTTTCCTGTACCAGGAAGACCGTGCAGTAGCACCAATCCTTTACCTTTCTCCTCGTTTAACTTCTCTATTATTTTTAAATGAACTGGTACAAACCCTTCCCCGTAGTGAGATGCTATGTCTATATCTACATGCTTTATATCTTGCTCTATTGTTTCCATACCGCCTCTGGTACTCATTAACAGAGATATCTTAGACTTTGATTTATCTGTTCTTATATACTCTGATAACCCTTCTGCTAGAGCGTTTATACCCTCTTCTCCGGAATGCAAACAAGTTACTAAGATGTAATCAGATGGAGATTCTTTATCTGTGTCACTTAGATAATCAGAGAATCTTGTCAACTCTCCTCTACTTTCTGATTTATATTTTAAAATAACTAGGGTTTTGTTTTTTTCAAACACCAAAGAATGTGGATCTATAGAAGATTTTGTAGAGACCTTTTCAAAACTCCAGACTAATTCATAGTCGTTAGATAAAAAATAATCTACTGCTTTTAGAGAATACTTAGCTTTGAAATCTACATAAAAAGGAAGAGAGTTATGAACATGTAGATAATAATTTCCAGCAGGAAAATCATGGACATACTCGGAATCATAAAATACTCCACTCCCTGCAGATAAATTGGTCTTTTTTACTTTGATTCTATTGCTAGTATATTTAATTTTTTTCAGTTTCATTAGTTACTTTTTGCCTCGTTTCTAATTTATACTCACTATTCAATGTAACAAATATAACATAATTTTCTGTTTGCTCCAAAATATTTGTTATTTTAGTTGTCATCCATGTAAAATTCCCTCCTCTAAAATCTACCACTAAGTTGCTCCCCACTTTAAACTCTTTGGTGAAGTCTTTGTAGTTACCATCTTCTCCAAACTCTACGTAGATTACATCGTTTCCTTTTATTACTTTCCCGTCTCTTTTTCTAGTTAAGATAAATTTATTAGGGGCACCTCCATGCTCTTCACAATATAGATCATCTGTTAACCCTACAGTTATTATTCTCTTACATTTGTGGCAAAGAGTGGCCCCCATGCCGCTATTAAACTTATGTATGGGCTTCATCCTATTAGATTTCTAATTACAATTAAAAAAGCTTTTATTAGTAAGAATATCAAAAATACAGAAACTACTGCCACTAAAACAGAGTATATAGCTTTTACTACCCTGACTATCAATGTTCCTATAAGTAATCCTATTATCAACAAGATGACTATCCCTAAAACTATAACCGCTATAGTATGTAACATTTTTGTATATTAAACTGTATGATCTATCCGAACCCTTATGCAGTCCTGATCTATCTTCTTAATGTGCCTATAGTTGTTTATATACCCCATAATATTTGCACTGCCTATAGCGTTTGCTGAATGGGTTATTACTTTAACTACGGGCTCTCCGTCCATCCATCTCTCTACTAACCATTTAGCGCAGTCATATCCTGTCTTTTCCTCTATATTATCGTAGTTTAAAGAGTAATTGAGGTAAACATTATTGTGCCACTCTTTAATAGCCGTAGGGCCCAGGTCGTGGTCTAGAGATATTATATTTATATTTCCTAGCCCAACTTCAGTTACTTTAGCAACAAACTCCTCATAATCTCTAACAACTGTCCAAAATTCAGAATCTATCGGAGTTCTTATATCGTCTAAGTATATGTTTATTTTATTCATATTATAACTTTTCTATTTCTTGTTTTACTTCATTCCAGTATACACTTCTTTGGTAGTATCCGTCAGCATAATCCGATTCATTCCATAATTCATCAACTGCTACCAATGCACATTGTTTAGATAATCTCCAAGCCGTTCCTGTATAATGCTCATCTTCATCATTTACAAACGTATCGTAGCATTTGCCAATCAACTCTTCTGCTTTTTCTTTTGGTGTCATAACTTATTTATTTCTTCTTTTACATCTCTCCAATATACAATTAAATCAATTAACACACTACCTCTTACATCTAAATCTCTAATATCATAATTCAAGGTTTGAATTATTTCATCTACTGCAATGTGACAACATTCCTTTACTGTTTTAACATATAAGGGTATGCCGTAGTATTTCAAATATAGCTGCTGTGCTTTTTCTGCTGGTGTCATAACATTATTTTTTATCCTTTCATTTCTCCCGTGTCTCTCCAATCACTATTACCCCACTCATCAGTAAAACGTTTATGCTCTCTTACCGGTTTATGTTCGTTATCAACAATTAGATTTTTAATAAATTCAATCTCTCGTTTATCATCCCATTCATCCCATTGTTCTCTACTTCTATTAAGACTAGTGACATGGTTATAGATTTTGGTTGCCAACTCTAATGGACTCATATACTTTATTTTGTAGTCATCTAATTTGATAATGGGGCTTTGATTGCTGGGTGTGATTGGTAATCCTTAATTTTAAAATCTTCATGTGACCATTTTGTAATATCACCTAATATTGTATTGGTATCAGACCTTAAATCATTAATCTGCAATTTAGGTAAATCAAATGGTGTTCTTGTGATTTGTTCTTTGGCTTGTTCTATGTGATTGTTATACAAATGAACATCACCTAAATTACCAATCAATTCATCAGGAATCATATTTACTTCTTTAGCAATAATCTCAAGTAATAAACCATATGAAGCAATGTTGAACGGCAGTCCAAGGAATGTATCTACTGATCGTTGATTCCACATTAGAGAGATTGCTCGTTTAGGTACATTACTTATCTCGTTATCAGGCCACGATTCAGGATTTTTTTCAAAATATTTTACTCTTTCATCAGGATTTAATTCTCTAGTATAAACTTGAAATCCATAATGACAAGGTGGAAGTACCATTTGATTTAGTTCACCTACATTCCAAGCATTAACCATTAATCTTCTACTATCGGGATTTGTTTTTAGTTCTGAGATTAAGTTTTGGATTTGGTCTAAATAAATTGGTTTATCATCATCTGTTAAATCTTGCAATCCACCCCATTTTCTCCACTGTGCTCCATAGATTGGTCCTAATTCACCCCACTTCTTAGCAAATTTATCATCGGTTTTAATACGATTTATAAACTCTTCTTGTGTAGGCAATACAGTACCTTCATATACCTTTTCAGCATCATCTTGTGAATCATACCATTTACAATAATTCTTATAAGCATCACCATCCCAAATATGACAACCATTATCCACGAGGTATTTGATATTAGTATCACCTCTCAAGAACCACAACAACTCAGTCACCATAGTTTTCCATGCCATCTTTTTTGTAGTTAATAATGGA